AGATTAGTCGTCCTAAACAGAGCCGCTTCCGGTATCCCGCCAACCCAATAAAACTCAGAGCCGGTTGTAATGACAGATGTAGTCTTTATACCAGCAAATGGTATCCCATCCAGCCAATTTGTTTCGTCGTTAAACATCAGACAATCTCCACAGACCAACGATCGACGTTAATCCAGCCAAGTGTGCCGTCACATTGCACCAAAAATTTCAGTGCCACGTTATCTGTTACCGCAGCAGTGGTGCCAGAAATAAGCTCGAAGGCACCATTTGACGCCGCCGTCGTCGTAGCTAATACAGTATCAGCAGCAATACCAGCCGCCGCATCAGACAAGACTAGTAGCTGTGCTTCCATACCGTTGTAGGTAGTCCCATCACCAATGACTGATTTTCTAACCCATACAGAAACCCTGGCTCTGCGTCCACTTGGTACTGCTACAGTTTTAATTGGCCCTTGAAGTTTCTGTGTCGCAGAGTTTGGTGACATTCTTACGGACGGTGACAAGACTTGCCAGTAAGTGCTGTCGCTGCTCAAGTTGCCGTACTTGTAAAATGATCTATGGGAACCAGCTACACCATTGAACCTGGCCATCCCTGTAAATGTTCTTGGCGTGTTGTTAATCTGGTTTGCGTACAGAGTAGGACTTCCAAAAGTGACATTCTGGAAAACTACGTTGTGTTGGTTGCCTGTGCAGGTATCGTTTATGTCTGCCGTTGTATGTGCTCCAAGAGTGCCAACTGTTCCATTTTCAATGACAATTTTATCGCTAATGCCTGAATATGCAACACCATTAGGCTGTGCAAATAGTGTCTCGCCGTAAACTTGAATGTTACAAAGTTTGACATCGAAAGCTTGGCCTATATCAATCCCACGAGTTGCGTTGCCAAATGATGTGACAGTGTCTATTACTACGTTGCTGACTGGGTTAATTATTAACCCTGCTGCCGCCCCACGATATGTTACTAAATTGGCATACTGTGCGGCTGATGTAGTCAATTCTGACCTATTTTGGAGTGCAATATTACTTCCGGCATTCGAGTGACTAATTAACCCAGATGCTGTGAATGGAGATACGACCACAGCGCCGTCGAATAGCATTCCGTAACCTGAAGCACCAGCCGCATTTAAGTTTGTAAATGTTCCTACACCAGTCCTTATATTTAGCACACCGGTTGCCGCCATACCTGTTCCACCAATAAACCAGCAATCATTAATTGTGATTGTCGATGTCGTTGGGGTTGAGGTTGTTGAAATAGATATTGTTGCTTGTCTGTAAAAAACGCAGTTGTCTATTGTGATATTTGGAGTTGTAGAAGTTATATTGAATCCAAAGGAGCTTGTGACCTCGAAGTTTCTAAATGAACACCCGGCAAATGACTGTGAGCCGGTAGTTGTGCTAATGTCAATCCCTCTGGAGCCTAACGTACCAGAACCCATCCACTGGAATTCTGTGAAGCCGCACAACATCGTTGAAATTGCTTGTGCATTTATGTACGTTTGCAGTGCCGCACTTGCGCCACGGATAACCACGTTTCTATTTAAGTTTATAATCTCAGCCCTTGCAGAATTGGCTACAAGTGATCCATCGTGTTGAGCGGCTAGGGCAGATACCGGCACAGTCGTACCAGACGCCGCACCTGTCATTGTAACCTGTTCGCAGTCTGCAATATTTCTCGTAGTTGTTGCTATTGCAAGTTGATCTCCAGAGGCCCAACCTGTGGCAACAGACGTTGTTATTGACGTAGCTCCACCAACAGCTGACGCTGCTAGATAAGCTTTTGTCGTCTTGGTTGCGCCATGACTTACGAATGACCCGCCCCTTGGAACAAGTCCATATTGGATATTCGATGTGCAGTTGAATAGAAGCAAAGCTGACGATGACGCTGGCATTGGTGAGGCTTGCGTGCCAATTGTCATTGTTCCGTCGATGTTAATCGTGACATCACCGTTTAATGTCATGTTGTAGACAGAACTAGGTGCTACCGCCCATGCGAGAGTGCCAAGAGCAGAAACCTCTAATGCCCTCTGGCCGGTTGTCGATGTACCAATAGTCACTCCGCTTGTGACGTCCATCGTTACAGTGTAGGAATTATTCGATCCGGGAGCTAAGTAATCACCCTGCACCAATACTTGATCACCTGCCGCTGGAAGCTGCTGCGTAGTAGTACGGAGACCAAATGTCCAATCTGATGCGGTTGCAGATCTTCTGTTGACGGTTACTGCGTTTAAGACACTCGACTGAATTTCGACTCTGTAGGAATTTCCTGCAATCGTTGTTATTGGAGCAGAAAATTTAAATGTCAGCCAGGTTTGATTAGATGAAGCAACCGGCAAATCGTCTACGTTCACCGTCACAGTTGTGCCAGCTACAGCACTGCCCGCCGTCACATTGAAGAGCCTGACTGAAAAAGTGCCGCCAGTAGTTGTTGATCTTGTTTGAATTTTTATAAGTATAGCATCGATAGTTGTAGCTGATGCTATAGTTGTACCTGTAGCAGGGCCAGCAAATGCTGTTGTTGAGTTATTTGCTGCTGATTCTTGAGTAGCTGCCGCCGCTGTCCAACCTGCGTTACTGACGACAGCCCACGTAGATGGAGAACTCCAGTTGCCTGATTGTGTGTTGACTATTACTGCCATTCGATTCCGCCTTCGTAGACAATTGGCCCATCAACAGAGTTACTAGCCAATTCTAATTTAAGTTGATCTATCTGTTGTTCCGCTACAGATTCTAGCATTTCAGTTGTTGGGTTATTTGGGAATGTTTTTTCGTAACGGTAAGTAATACCTGTAGTCTTATCCACTAATAATAAGGAATAGGACGTATATCCTTGCTCTACCTGTCCGTTTGCCCACAGAATGTCAAACATTAGTAGCCCCTCATAATAGAGACAACGTCCCATTTAGATGTGAGCGTGTTGTAGATAGCTCCAATGTAATCTGTAACACCCGGTGACGTTGACAGCGGCAATCCCACGAAGTCAATACCAAGTGACCAACCTGAGCTGTAACTTAACTGTCTGCCGCCTACGCCGTCCTGGGTAACTCTGACAATGATCTTCTGACCACTAACTGGGTTAGTAGGCGTGCCTAGTGTTCTATTGCCGCCAAGAGTGACTGTGAATGTATTGCCTAGGGATGCGTCTATAGCAATTGTGGGAGCGTCTGTCAGTGAAACTACAGCCGTTTCCAAGCTTGTGCTCATTTGGCCGGAAGAACTTATTGGAGAATTAGTTAAATCTACAAAACTTCCAGAAGTAGCTATTGTTGCAAATCCAGTTGTATTGGCCGCAGCCACTGGATACACGGCAGACTGAGCCGCTGTACTGAAATCTGGAATAGCTGCCGCATTTAATGTCTGAAATGTCTTATCTCCACGGTAATATTGTAGAGAAGTACCAGCTGTAATCGTTGGTTCTTTTGCATTTAACTGTGTCTGTACAGATCCAGAAATTCCGGATAGGGCATTTAATTCTGTTGATGTTATAGTAGATACATCTATTTTTCCCAATCCGTTGCTAACTAAAACTCTATTAACAGTAATAGATGCCAGTTTAGACAGTGAAATATTAGCTATAGCAGATATTTCTATATCAGTAATTCCACCAGCAACTAAGGTAGCAGACAGTGTGCTTAAAAAGCCATTATATGCTAAAGAGATTTGACTTGTAGATGTAAGTATTGCGCCAACGGCATCCTGTGCACGTTTTGGTGTGAAATATAAATTGGTTATTCCTTCATTCAAAGCGTCCGTAGTGGCTGGAGGACTAAAGCTTACTTCGACACCATTCTCATCTTTAATGTAAATGCGTTTATCAGACTTTGGATACATCGTCACTTTATTGGCATCTGGAGATACTGGCACGTTGCCAATTTCTAAAATGATCTCACTCATCCCACTACCTCCAGCAGACCGCCATTTTTAAGGGAAAATTTGTGGCTTCCCTGTATCTCTATGATATTTATAATTCCATCGCCTATTATAGATAATTTGCTGTCATCATTTAATTCTAGTTTATTCAGTATCGTATGATTTTTTGGATCAATCTGGACAAATACTGAAGGTGCTGCAATTCCAGAGTTGATCGTGGTCATGATATTTCCTCAACGGTTACTGTTGGAGTCCCGCCGTCACTTTTTGCATACAGGATTATATCATCTTTTACGTCATAAAACCTCTCGCCTCCGTTTGCTTTCACCCTTGCGCCAACATAACCAGCAACATCAGAGCGATAGTTTACCTTGATGTCAATCTGGCTGTTATTTTGTATGGCAAGAGCGTTTCTATCTGCGAGAGGTGTTGCCGGAAGTGGTGTCCATGTTAATGAGTTTAAAGTCACTTCAGTTATTAGACCACCATTGCGTAAACCGCTTGGAGCGAAAGAACCAGTGACAGAAACAATGCCATCAATTGGGTTACTGTTGTCAGGAATAGCTGCATCGAAATAAGAAGTGCGGTTATCCCATACTCCTTTAAACTCTCCCATGAGAGCGTATGTGGATGTGATAATATCACCATTTCGATATTGCCTCAGTATTTGCCAGATAGGTTCAGCGGTGGTGCCACGCAAAGAACTAGACCTACCAATATACCTGATATTAGCAGCGGGTTCGTCTATTTTGATGAGCTTTATCTCATCCGTTCTTACCTGCCTGACTTCCATTTAATCAAGCCCCTTTGATTTTAAAAGTATATCTTCAAATGTTAAATTTTTCTTCGCTGTTTTGTCTGCCCTCTTTTTTAAATCAGCATATTCTTCACCATCAGAAACTGGCCCAGCAACAGCATTTTCTGAAGCTTGCCATTGTTTTCTTTGTTGCTCTCTCCTTTGGCCGGGTAAAATAAAATCTTTAGAAACCCAAGGCTCTTGAGTAAATGTTTCTGTATATTCTGCTGGTATTCCATAAGTTGTAATTTTATTTGCGTCATTAACTGATATATAACCAGCCGGAGTTTTTATTACTGGTTCAGTTGATTTTTCTGTGCTTATCCATCCAAATGGCCCGCTTAATGGTGTCATTCCATAAGGTTGGATATTTTCTGGAATATAACTTCTAATCCCTAGCCAAGGACTTTTTTCCATCATTGAGGCATAAATATCAGCATTTCTTACTGGGCCAACGCCACGAACATTTTGTGGTGTGTTTAACGTTATTTTTAAAAGATTTAATTTTCTTTCAATATTCTTTAAAGAAGCATCTCTTTCTTTTTTGTCCATATTAATCCTCTCCTTCTCCTTCAGATTCCATCTCAGCCATCATCTTGTCGTTATATTTCTTCTTAAGATCTTTGAGAGACTTAGGAGCA